TCTCACTGGTGTGGTGTGCTATGATGATGCAGGAGCCTGTCTCCCTGGCCAGCTTGTCCAGGTACTTGACGATAGACTCCAGTGAACCGCCACCATCTTCGTAGTAGTCCACCTTCATCAGGATGTCCACGACCACCAGGTGGGGGTACTCACCCCACAACTCTTCGAAGGCTGCCAGCTCTTCCTCAATGTCCTCAAGGGACGGAGAGGGTTCGAAGGACCAACGGATCCAGTCCATGTCTGAAAGCTTCTCAGAAGCCCACTCAGGGTTGTTCAGAGCCTTCATGCGCATGATGTGACTGTCCTGCTTGGTGCGCCTGCTCAGGAAGCGTGAGATGGTGTCCATCTCGTTGGTGTCGTTGCTGAAGTAGAGTGTGGGAATCTTAAGCTCATCGGCCAGCTGGCCGAGAAACATGGACTTCATGGATCCGCTGAGCCCTGCCACGATGGCAGTGCTGCCACGGTAGAAGTGAATCCCTCTATCCTTCAAGGATAGGAAGACGTCGGGCAGGGGCTCACCATTGGTGAGACCCCGCCTAACAGCACGAGCTAGCTTAAAACTCAAGCCTTACAGCTCCTAACGGTTCTGAAGAGATCCGTCCTTGTTGGCCCATGCCGGGTCACACTTGCTCGGGTCATTCTGTCCAGCAGGACACATGTACGCGTACCAAGAACCACGACCAGACTTGCCGGTCTTCCACACCATCTCGCCGTGATCGCACGAGTAGGTGTCGCTGTCCTCATCATACTCAGGACCGCTAGAAGATTTCTTCGCAGCAGGCTTCTTGAAGCCAGTGGAAGCAGATGCAGCAGGCTTGGAGAAGCCAGCAGAGCCACCGAAAGCCTTGGCAAACTCCTTGGCCTTACGGACCGTGAGGTCCTTCAGCTCATCCCACGAATCATCCGTCATCTGAGCAATAGCGTCCTGCGGTGAGGTGGCGTGCAGGACAATCCATGGGGCATCAAACCCGGTGCCCGCCTTCAGCGTGATGACCGCACCATCGCGGTCACTGTTTCCTACATGCTCCACCACAGCGGGCTTCTCGTCGTCAGCCCAGACATCAGGCTCTTCGTTGACCTTCTTCGTAACCAAGTTACTCTCCATAGTTGGGGTTGAGCTTGTCAAACTGTCTAGATAGTTCGCTGTCTCCGGTGGCCAAAAAACAGGCGTCTCGTACACCACAGGTTCCGCACTGCTTGCCACGGTTTGGGAGGAAAACTCCGGACTCAAGTCCACGGTACCACTCCTGCGCCATCTTGTCAACAGTGTTTAGTGTCCAGTGGGACACTGGCATCAGATAAAACTCATCGTCCTTGAACATGTAGTTCCACGCGGAAATATCCGCCCCACCAGAAAAGCATCGTGTGTACTGCGTGCCCTTGGTATTCAACCAAATGTCGAACAACACCTTGTAGATACCAAGCTGCTGATCGGAGTCAGGGCGAGTACTCCCGGTCTTCAGATCTGCGATCTGAAAGCCTTGAATGGTGCGGTCTACGCGGGCACGGTCGATGTAGGCCTTGATCTCGATACCAGAAGGTAGCGTGGTGGACACATCAAGTTCCACCCATTCCCATTCTTGGTTTCGATCAGCCCACTGTCTCACATACCGTGGACCCTGCTCCATCCAATGCTCGTAGCCTTGGGCACGAGCACCGTAACCTGCCTTGCGCCACTGGCTCTCATCATCCCAGCCCTTCTCTCGTGTCTCCTGACACTCAAGATGGAAAGCGTAGAGGAAAGCCTGTTCGGGACTTCCGTCCCAATCATCTGTATCTAGCCACTCTGTGGCTGTATGCACTGCACTTCCACCGAGAAGCCACCATGCAGGCTTCTCCTTGACCCCCAGCTTGTCCAGCTCATAAGCTTTACCACATCGAAGATAGTTGCTGATAGCTGAATGGCTAGCATGCTGGGGCAGTTGAAACTCTAGCATTAGCCTTCTTTCGTTCCCTGTATGCCTTGCATCGCTCCGCCCCTGTCATCGGATTGGTCCGTGGGCGGCCCTTCTTCGGCATCGTTGTCTCGTCGTACTCCAGATGACCGGATGCTTCTGTACGGTTCTTGTAGACGAACAGCTTCCCGCCGAAGATGCCAACAGACTTGCTTTCCCTGGCAAGCTCCAGACAGAGCTCACGAACAGGACAGTCCGGGCAGTACTGACGCCAAGCAGCGTCAGGCTTCATGTACTCCAGACGAGGGTTGCCCTCGTCGCTACCAACAAAGAATACCCCGGGATCCGCTCCAATGCAAGCAGCTTCGTCACGCCACCGCTTGGGCTGCGAAAACTCCTGGTTCCGGTAGACGGGCTCCGCCGGAGGCGGCGTGGGAACCACGACGGGTGTATCCAGCCAAGCAAGGGTCTTCGGGTCCATGCCCTTGTAAAACCACTCGCCATACTTGCCCTCATGGAGTAGGCTCTCATCACGGGTACCGAAGGGATCAACGACGTTCTTGCTTCGAGTCATGCTTCCAAGCTAGCACACCGTGTCAAGCCCAGCCTGAGCTGGGCGAACACTAACTGGTTTGACAGACACCAGGAAGCAGGTGTACCCTACGAACACCAGCAGTTAAGGAAGAGTCTAACTAGGGCGCCTTCAGGGCGCCCACTGTAGGGAGCTACATGAAGTATCTCTCCGGTGGTAGTATCAAGGTACCCGAAGGGTACGATGACCTGATCACTATGTGGGAGTGGATGGAACGCCAGCATACGCTGGCTGTTGACCTAGAGACTACAGGTCTTGATATCTACTCTGAAGGTTTCGCTGTCAGGCTGATTGCTCTGGCTACGCCTACAGAGGCGTATGTGTTTCCCGCAGAGACGCACTCCGTGCAGGAGTGCTACAACACGCTAGACCGTCTCCGTGGTGTTCGTCTGATCATGCACAATGGGATCAGCTTCGACATCCCGGCGGTCGTACAGGTGTACCCACGGTACACCATTGAGAGTCTGGCTAGGCAGACTCGTGACACCAAGCTCATCGCCCACCAGGTAGATCCACGTGGACGTGATGAAGGCGGTGTTGGCCAGCGACTCGAAGAGTTGCTGCCAGTGTATGTGCCTGAGTGCCACAAGCTCAAGAAGGATCTGAAGGATGAGTACCTGCGCTTGCGCAGGGAGAAGCTGCTCCCCAAGGGAGCAGGCACATCTGATGGTGACATGTATCGGTTCATGCCTATCGACAACGATATGTTCTTGATGTATGCGGGCACTGATGCTATTGGGACAGCCCGGCTGTTCAAGGTTCTGAGCAAGAAGGTAGACACCAACAGTGAGCTGACAAGGAATGACCACAAGGTTGCTATGATTGCATCCTTGATGGATGCCAAGGGCTTCCTGTTGGACGTGGACTACACGCAGAAGCTGGCTGATAGCCTCTTCGAGGAAGAGGAGCGTCAGAAGGATGTTGCGTGGGAGTATGGTCTGGAGAACATCAACTCTCCAGATCAGGTGTATCAGGCGCTGATCAAGCGCGGTATCTCGATCACCGAGACCACTGCCAAGGGCAACCCAAAGGTTGACAAGAACCTGTTCGCTGCACACATGGATGATCCGCTGGTCCAGGCGATCGTTGAGGGAAAGAAGGCAGGGAAGTGGCGGAAGACATGGGTGGAGAAGTTTCTAAACGAAGCGGACGCCAATGGACGTGTCCACCCCTCCACCAACACCTTGCGTGCGAGGACTGCCAGGTTCAGCATCTCCGGCATTCCAGCGCAGACGCTCCCGTCATCGGACTCCCTTGTACGTTCCTGTTTTGTGGCCGACACAGGTCATGCCATTGTTGGCGTGGACTACTCTAACCAAGAGCTGCGGTTTGCCGCAGCCAAGGCACCTGATGCACGTATGATCAAGGCCTTCCGTGATGGTGAGAACCTTCACAAGATCACAGCTAGTGTGGCCTTCCCTGGTCAGGACGTGTCCAAGGGCACCAAGTTCTATGATCTTGGTAAGATGGGTAACTTCGCTGTCGGCTACGGTGCTGGTGTTTCAGGACTGGTCCGACAGGGTATGACGCGGGAGCAGGCGACTGCTGTCCGCAATGGTATCAAGACCGCGTACAAGGGCGTAGCAGCCTTCTCTGACCGCCTGCAAGCTCAGGCCAGGAAGGACGGCTACATCACCACGTGGACAGGCCGTAGGCTCCCTGTGGACGAAGGCCACGAGTACGCGGCCTTCAACTACTACATCCAGTCTGGCTGCCGGGACTTGACAGCCCATGCTATGATTAGGTTGTACGACGCTGGGTACGTAGATTACATGCGCTTGCCGATCCATGACGAGATCTTGTTCTCACTGCCCCAGGGTCTAGGAAACGTGCATGAGGTTGTCAACCTCATGAGTACCAAGGTAGGTCCGCTGGACATCCCAGCTGAGGCCAAGATCGGTTCTAGAAGTTGGGGAAGTCTTTATGAGCAGGTTTGAACGTACCGGTTACGACTACGTTCCCTCGCCTGGCGAGGACTACAACCCTCAGGGTAAGTCTCCTGAGTCCCCGTCTCGGGGACGGGTGGTTGCATCAGGCACAGACAGTGACCTGGTGGAAGATTCAAACGGCAACACTGTGCTTACCGACAAGCGCGGTAATAGGAGGTCCAAGTGACTCCTGATGAGAAGGACGAGTACGAACGAGCTGTAGCAGCAGCTAAGAAGAAGCTCTTGGATGAGGAAGAAGAGCGGAAGAAGCAACCGCCGAACCCGCCCACAAAATAGGGCTTGACAAGCTGAAGATCGTGTGCTACAGTAGTACAAAGAGCTGGTTCGCCAGCTCGAAGCGGAGTGGACTGGAGTTAGGTTCCAGCGCGGTTTCATATGCCGTACGACGTGGGTTCGAATCCCATCTCCGCCACGCGAACCCTAGACGGACACCTGCGGGTGGGTTGCCTGATTCAAGATCCGTCAATACCTCTGTAGCTTAACGGACAGAGCGGGTGCCTACGAAG